GTCTAATCTTGGCAAGTAGCGTTAGGACTCTATGTTCCTAGCCTAAGTGCGGATTTACGGAAATTCCGACTACTTGATTCAGATTAAACCAAATGGTCCATAACACGGTAATACAGCCGAGCCGTCGTCTTCCCTCCATTTCTAGTGGGGGCCTGATGATAGTGAAAGCTATGCTTGTGTCACCGGACCTGACGGAGAATCTGTATAAAGTACCAGAATTAGAGGATACCATTCCCAGGTGAGTAAAATTTGTTCATAACATATTAAATTACCCAATTAACTAAAGTTAAAAGGCTAATCAAATTGTTCTGAAAACCATACATCTTTTTTACGCTGCATCATTGCAGTTTTAAAAAGATCTTTGGCAAATTTTGCAACACCCTGAGAAACTTTTACATTGGACCTATCCTGAAGTAAGATAGTCGGGTCAGGGATCGTTACTATTTCTAGTAACTCTCTCCAAGCCTTTCTACCAATTATTTCAGATAATCGCTCATTCATCTTACCTGACTCAGCAATTACGCTTTGCCAGACAGGATGATACGGCATTATCGGATAGATATCCTCTTTAAAAGCCTCTCCTTGGTTTACGGAGACCTCGGCAAAGAAATTATTCATACGTTTATGGAATCCAACTAGGAAACCTTTCGTATCTTCATTTCTCTGCATGATCTCCCGGATTAATGTTCTTTCTAATAACCAATCCAAATATTCCTTTGCATCGACTGTGTCGTTGTTAGGGAATGGAAACCATGATGTATCTTGTTTCTTAATAAGAAATAAGATCTCATCAGTGCTTCCCGTTTTTAAATATTTCCAAACTGCTGAAAATTCAGCAGCTCGGTTTAAAAACGAAAGGGATTGTTTATGATGAAAACCCATTACCCGGTAAAGATCATAAAGTAAACCAGGCACATTATTAAATTGACGAGCAGGTGTTCTCTCAATGATCGAATAAATCATTGGTACTAATAAATGATATTTCTTCCAAGAGGACATAAGTCCTTTTAGAGGAATACCACTTATTTCATACCCATGACTAATCCATCGTTTAGCAAACTCATACGTATGATTTGAATCATGCGTTTTGTTTGTAGAGATTCCTACCCCTAGAACAGACAAGATCTCACAATACTTAGTAGATACAGCCGTATCAGCAATAACAATATCATCACCTAATAGCATATAATCTTTAAAAGGCATAGTTTTACCTATGGCTTTTGCAGAATATTGTACTACTAAATGATGAGTTAATGCAAATATAGCCCATGAACTATATGCTCCCATAGGTTGACCAGCGCAGTATTTAACTGAGCGGTTTTCCCATGGAACATATACTTCATAATCTACAAGCAAGCTTGACCATGCCCGTGCAACCTCTTCAGAAGATAGCTCTTGAAACAACATTTGTTGTAATTTAAGAGGAAATCTATCTGTAGCGGCTGTAAGGTCTATACTATGGTAGGGTCCTTCTTTCTTGATCATAAATGGATTTTGATCGAAAGTTCTATCCTCTGGAATCATTCTTAAAAGATTGAAACCAAAGTTATGAACTCCTTTCAAGGCCATTTGTGACCAATAATCGAAGATACATATGATACGAGCTTTTCCTTCAGGATCGTTCACAATAGATAGTTTACGTAAGTAATCTACATATTCTGGACGTCTAGAATGGAAAGCCTTACATAGTACACCAAACCACTTTTCAGTGGCAGGTGCCCACTTCTCGATAGGTTTCAAAATCGGAGGTATAGATGGGATTATTCGTCCCATTATATTCAACGGTTCTGGATACCCACCGGTAAGTAGTACCAACTCAGCTTTCATTTTATCAGACACTTTATGTGTTTGTAAAACGGAAGTTGGAGTTGTTACTCCCATAGGACCAGACTTGTTCGAGTTTATCAATTCAGAAAGTGTAAATTTACTCTCATACTTTGGAAAGTTATACATACTTACAAACTCAGGAATGAATTCCTGAAGTTGATAAGGTATGTAACCTTCCCAAGGAGAGGTAATCGTTGACAAGTCAGGATCCTTAGTTCCTGGTAAACATCTGGAGATATTAAGTAATGTTAAAACAAAACTTTTACCTTCATTTGTCCCTAGAACATCTAATAGAGGTGATAAACCTTTCGGTAAACCATCTTTTCTTAGAGATAAAGATCCCTGAGGTGTTAACAGTGGAACTCCACAAATATATCTTGTGATATGTAACCGGATTGCTTTTATGTGACTAATTGTCCATAAAAACCCTCTAGTTGAATACCACAGACG